GGCAGGCACAATGAGCGGGGATAAGTTTGGGGCGTGGCATGGCGTCCTGGAGACGATGGCACAGGACCGGGAAGACCGCGAGTTTGGCCGGACTGGTCCCGGCAGCCGGTGGGATCCTGGGGAAATGCCGTGGACGATCCCGCGGCGAATCCATCCGGACTACCGCGAGCGTTCGAAGGATGATCCGATTGATTGGCCGACGGTCGGCGAATCAGGTTTAATGGGTGAGAATGGGAGTAACGACGAATGAAAATCACGAGGGGTAAGACGGTGGTGCCGCGCAGAGTGATGCTCTACGGCACACACGGGATCGGCAAGAGCAGCTGGGCCGCGCAGGCTCCGGACGTGCTGTTTTTGAATTTGGAAGATGGGCTGAACGACATCGACACGGCAAAGACGCAGCACCTGCGGACATACGCAGACGTGAAGGGCGCGTTGTCGTGGCTGTTCGCAAATCCGGACCACGGATTCAAGTGGGTTGCCATTGATACGCTGGATTGGCTGGAAAGCCTGATCCATGCTGACGTTGCTGAGCGTGCCAACAAAAAGCACATCAGCGAAATCCCGTATGGTGCGGGGTACAAATCCGCGATGGCGTTGTGGGATTCGTTGCTGGATGGGCTGGACATCATGCGGAGAACGCAGAACGTCGGGGTGATCCTGCTGGCACATACGGCGATCCGCAAGCACCAAGACCCGACGGCGGACAGTTACGACCGATACCAGCCCGCATTGCACGAGACGGCTTCGGCGTTGGTCCAAGAGTGGTGCGATGAGGTGCTGTTTGCCAGTTACCGCGTGTACACTCGCAAAGAAGATCAGGGATTCAGCCGCGAGCGCACCATCGCAAGCGGTGCAAGTGAGCGTTATTTGCGATGCGTGGAGACTCCGGCAGCACTGGCGAAAAACAGGTTGAACATGCCGGGGGAAATCGAGTTCAACTGGGCAGCGTATTCCCAGTATTTTGCAGGTGTGTCAACAGAAGTTAAAGGGTGATGAGTCATGGCGAATCTTTCTGATTTGGATATGAACAACGTTCAGGCGGAAACAGTCCGTCAGGCACTCCCAGCGGGTGACTATCCGGCGGTGATTGTCGAAAGTGGCATGAAGGTGCCGAAGTCTGGCGGGGCTGCGATGCTGGAACTGGTCCTGCAGGTGCAGAACCATCCGCAGTTTAACGGCGCCAAACTGTGGGACCGTCTCAACATCCGGCACGCGAAGCCGGACGTGGCGAACATTGCGAAGCAGAGGCTGAAGGCAATAATGGACGCCGTCGGGCTGGCTGCCATTTCCGACAGTCAGCAGTTGCACAATCGACTGCTGACCGTGACAGTCGCCCAAGGCGAGTACAACGGCAAGCCGACGAACGAGGTCAAAGGCTACAGCCCGAAGCGGTCGGGCGGTCAGCCACTGACGCAGACGAGCTATCCAGCACCGTCTGCAGGTCCGGCGAATCCGTTCGGCTGATGGTTGTGTGGTGATGTTCCGAGACCCGGCAGCGGTCAACGCTGCCGGGTGTTTTGCGGGAGGGGTGGACAGGTGGAAGCGAGATGGTACCAGAGCGAAGCGAATCAAGCCGCATGGCAATTCATTTCAGACGGGCGAGGAAATCCGCTGATCGTGTTGCCAACGGGGGCGGGCAAGTCGATCGTAATCGCGTTGCTGATCCGGCAGGCAGTTGAGTGGGGGCAGAGGGTGTTAGTGGTGGCACATCGCAAAGAGTTGCTCCAGCAAAACGCAGACAAGATCCAGAGACTGACGGGGTTGAAAGTCGGGATCAATTCCGCCGGGTTGAACGAGCGGGACATCGACAGCACGGTGATATGTGCGGGGATTCAGAGCGTCTATCGTGACGCTGCGGAGTTTGGCAAACGTGGTCTGGTGGTGATCGACGAAGCCCACCTAATCAGCGATGACGGCGGGAGCATGTATCGGCAGTTTCTCGACGGACTTCAGCAGCACAACCGCAGACTGTTTTGCGTCGGGCTGACAGCGACACCATATCGCACGGGTGAAGGCAGTCTGGCGGGTGAGGGCAAGCTGTTTTCGGGTGTGTGTTACGAGGCCAAAACCGGCGCATTGATTGAGGCGGGATTTCTCAGCAGGCTCACAAACAATCCGGCAGACAGTCAGGCGGATCTGAAGGGCGTCAAGGTCAGGGGCGGTGAGTTCGTGGCGGCCGAGATGGAAGCCGCGTTTACAACGGACACAATCATTCACGCGGCGGTTTGCGAGCTGACGATTGCCTGCGAGCATCGCAAAAGCATTCTGGTGTTTTGTGCTGGTGTCCATCATGCGGAACAGGTGGCACTTGCTTTGCGGGATCTGACAGGGCAGGAGGTCGGACTGGTGACAGGCGAGACGCACGCAATCGAACGTCAGCGGGTGTTGAGCGACTTCAGAAACGGCAGCCTGCGGTGGTGCGTCAATGTGGACGTGCTGACGACCGGATTTGATGCGCCTGGCATTGACGCGGTGGCCGTCCTGAGGGCCACAATGTCCCCCGGTTTGTTCGCGCAAATTGTCGGTCGTGGCCTTCGGATTTCTCAGGGCAAGACGGACTGCCTGATTCTGGATTTCGGCGGCAACCTGCAGAGGCACGGGGCACTCGATGCGGATGATTACGGGATCAGCAAGCCGAGGAATTCCGACGGATCTGAAGCACCGTCAAAGGTCTGTCCGAAGTGCAAAAACGAGGTCCATTTGTCCGCCGTCAAGTGCAGTGAGTGCGGGCATCTGTTCGTTCGGCAGATGGATCAGACACCGAGACACGGCGACGAAATCGACACGACTTCATCCATTGTGGGAGCACCGGAGCCGCAATGGTACGACGTTCAAGAGGTCAGTTGGCACTTGCACGCAAAGAAGAACACGCCGGGTAAACCGCCTACGCTGTGCGTGTCGTACTACGTCAGCGACGATACCATGCCTGCGGGCAATCTCGGATGGATTGTGGTGCGTGAATGGGTCTGTTTCGAACACGAAGGATTCGCACTGCAGAAGGCTTTTGCGTGGTGGGATGCACGGAGCGTGTTTCCGTTTCCCGCGAGCGTGGCTGAGGCTGTGATTGCGTTGAATCAGGGGTCAGCCCGGAAGCCTTCGCGGCTGCTGGTGAAAAGGGAGGGCCAGTGGGATCGAATCGTGCAGGCTGAGTTTGCTGATGAGAAACCGACGATGATTCGAGAACTGGTGACGCCGGTGAATGAGTTCGGTGAAGATTGTCCGTTTTAGGAGGCAACAATGGCAGACGATTTCCCGGTGTGTTTAGCGTTCGAGCGGTTGACGTTTATGAATGAACATATTGCGCACAACATGCTGCCGGGCGGTATTCGTGTAGAGCGGTATGAATACACCGGCAACAGTTGGGATGGTGCCAGCATTCCGCGGTGGGCGTGGTCAGTCATGAGCCACCCATTGGCGTCAGACGTGCGGAATGCGTCATACTGGCACGATCGAATCTGCGAGGGCAGTGAGACACCGGAGGACCGCATGGTTGCCGATGCGGTGTTTTTGATGCTGTTGAGGCGGTCAGGTGTAAGCAGGTGGCGACGGTGGGCTATGTGGCTGGCCGTCAGATTTTACGCGGTTTGCGTTTGGAGGGTGAAGCGATGACAGAACGAAGGTGTGGGAATTGTAGGTGGTGGAAAGACGGAAAGACGGGCATGGGTAATTGCTGCAGGCGAGCACCGTTTGAAACAACGTGGAAAACATCATTCTGCGGCGAGTGGTCGGACGCGAGCATTACGCCGGAGCAGGAGGAACGGCAGGAACTGACACGGCGGTTTGCGGTGGCGATTATGAGCGCGGAATACGCTGCTGAGCCGTGTCTGCAGTGGGACCGGATTTGGGCTGCAGCGCAAAACATGGCAGCAGCAGAACCGCAGATTCAGAGGGAGGAAGGCAAGTGAGCATATCTGGCACAATTACCGGTGTGACGATCATTCAGCCCATGCCAGAATGCGAAATCTGCGGTACGACAGGCATCGATCCAGACACGCGGTGGGACTCTTGCCCACGCTGTCACGGCGCGGTGCGTGGCAAGCCTGTAGTGTTTTTGGTGCTGTCGCCAGGCAGTGGGCAGACGCGATTGCGACTACTCGATCCGCCGTCCATTGATTCACGTCACTACTCAGCATTGGAAGGCGTGCGGATTTGGGGCAACGCGCAACAAATTTTGATCGGCGATCGGGTGATTGCTGACCGTGTTGGGTATACGCAAATTCGATTGAAGGAGGTGCAGCAGTGAGCGAACAGCAAACACAGCAGGCAGACGACAGCGCGCAGGCAACCGTGATTCCAGGGCCAGAATATGGCGCGGACGAGGTGCCACAAACGTCCGAGTGTGTCCAGTGCGGCACACAAATAGAGGGGCCTCGGATCATGTGGAAATATT